TGTGCAGAGTCATGATTAGGCATACCAAAGAATTTAATTACAACATTGTTAGTTTCTTCTTCAATAAAGCAAACACAATCTAGATCTTCTGATGAAAAATAGTTCATATACCACATATAGTTTATTTTGTGTAGAATGAAAACAAAAGAA